ATCTAGTATCCTCATAGATAATATTACCTGTGTCCTCATCTACCCCTACTATAACTTTTTTAGTAGAAGGTACAGTCGGCTTTCTATAACTCTTACTCATACACACTCCTTGATATATAACTCTATATCTCCCTCAAACAATGCACCTACGAAATAGTCTTTGTATATCTCTAAGTATTGGCTCTCTGTCAAGCTAACACTATATTCCTTATTACACACATCAGTAAACTGTGCTAATGTATATTTACTCATAACATATCCTTTCATATATACCTTTATAATATATATATTTACTGTCGGTTTCGGCGACATCATCAAGTTAGCAGTCGTCAAAAAGTTCGCAAGTTGCCTCTATATAGAGAGAAGATTTGACAACCTCTAAGCATTATGTACTCTATGTACTCTTTACACATATGCTAAGGAGAAATTTTTTTTTTGACTTTCTCTACATTATGTTGCGTACGCATATAAGCCCTGAATATACCAGCGTAGTCTGTGGTGCTCTACATTATAAGGGGTGTAGCGTGGCGTGGCGTAGCGTATATTGTGGCGACACGCTCGTAGTCTAGGGTTCTCTACATTATATAGGGGCTAGGGGTGGGTAGGCTGTGGTTGGATACATATTCAGTCGGCTGACATGTCAACAAAAAAAAGGCTGAAGTGGGAACGAAAAATTCCCACAACAACCAACTTAAGCTACACGTAGAATGAATGCAACGTATTGAATTCACACATGTAGATATCATCTGTTAGAACAGAAACTACACTAGATACTTTCTGTTCACATTCGCAAGCCATTAGGCTTTACTCCATGATTTCATCTCAGCCTTAGTTTCTTTAATGCTAGGCACACCATCTAACTTAGCGATTGTATCAGTCCCTAACGCCTTGATAAGAGCCTTAGAGAGCGTACCATCTTGATTGAGCTTATAAGTACCTTTCTTAAGAGCTTGAGGGTTATTAAGCACCAAACTCTTGAACTGCATATAAGCATTGTAATTAGTAAGAGGCTCTTTATGTAATACTTTCCTATTACCAAAACCATCTACAATTTTACAAATGTAGAATGCACTCTTACCATCACGTGATAACTTACCTGTAACTCTCTTGATACCCATGTAATCGGTTTCCCCAATGCCATTGATATCATAGTCTTTATCATTATTTTTGTAACCAGCCATAATTTTTTATCCTTTCTTTATAACTAATTTTACAACACCTGCTAGAGCATGCTTGTCAAGTCTTGCTAACCCCTCTCTCTGCGTAGCAGTTATACGTGTGTTACAACAATTTACTAGTATGCTAGAAAGCTAAGTTGAAATTGAACATATCCACATTCTAAAGAGCTTGAGCTACGATACTTGCCTGTCCTAAGACCTAAAGGAATGTTTAACGTACTATGTATGGTATTGACTTAAAGCAGTCCGTATATCCTACAATGTTCTACATAACTAAGCAAAGACACTAAGAGCTACGCATAATATATTATAACCTACAACCACTCTGCACCGTGCGCGTACGGATATGCATAGGGTGTCAATCTGGGGTAGGGGTAGTATATATACGTAAGTATCTCGGAATATTTTGGTAATTCTTGAGGTATAAAAAAGGGGGAAACTGGTAATTGTTTTAGTAATAAATCACTTGCGTGATTCAAGTTACAGGTTACATTACAGGTTTACCAAACAGGATACACCAGCTTCCCTAGTGTAGTATTTTAACAGATAACTGCTATAAAAGAAAGAATAAAGTCTTTATTTTATTAGCAGTATTGTAGTGGGGTCTGTAGTGCTTGAACGGAATGTAGCGGACATATAGGGAGACCTATTGAAAATTTTGAATTTTTTTCTTTTTAAGGTCCTTGGGTACATCTTTTGTGGTAATCCCAGTCCATACTTGACAAGAGTATGCAAGATGCTTTTTGCCGTCCGATAGCTCTTACCTGTAACCTTATAGTCAAAAAAAACTATTTGTTATAACTACCATAACACTATAATAAATTAAAACAAGTTACAATTTGCAGGAGGAGATTATGTTTACATTTGATACACAAAATGAAGTAGGGAAAGTAGGAGAAACCCTAGTTAGAAAATACTATGAATCACAAACTAATAGAGAAGGTAAAGCTATATTTATCTGCCGACCAGCTAAGTATGATGAGCAGATGAAGGGGGCAGACCTCTTTGTTATAAACAACGAATTAGGCTATAAGTACATAGAAGTAAAAACAGATACACAATCCCATGAAACAGGGAATGTAGCCCTAGAGTTCCAGATATGTCACCATGACGGAAAACTCTCTATAGGGTGTCAGCTCAAGACCTTTGCAGACTACATGTTTTATTGGCAACATCCAACAAACACAATTTATTACTGGAAACCTGAAGACCTCATACCCTTTATTGTAAACTGGTTGATGGAGGACAAGCACAAGATAGTCCATGCTGATAATAAAAAATTTTTTTCACGGAGCTTGCTTATACCTGTGGGGGAACTGCTCGACACGGGTGTAGTAAAAACCATTGAAGTAGAAGAAGGGATAGTAAACAATGTCTTACAGACCGCTTCCTAGTTATTTAATGTTGCAACCTAGCAAGATAGAAGGTCTAGGTTTATTTACTCTAGAGGACTTAGAGCCTAATCAAGTACTTGGGGTTACGCATGTATCAGACGCTGAGACTACACAATTGTTTCGTACACCACTAGGTGGTTTTATAAATCATAGTGAGAAACCTAATTGTAAGTTATATGAAATAGGTAGGTTTAAGTATTTAAGAACTATGTATGTAATACCAATGGGTACTGAGTTAACGGTTAAGTATACTATGTATGACCCTACCGAGTCCTAGGGCGTATATTACCCCAACGGTCTACACGTACAATAGTTTTTCTTTCTGTATCAGAGATACAAGGTAAACCATCTATGTGATGTCGGTATTGTTCTTTGCAGACTAAACAAGGTTGATGTCTGTTGTATTTAAAATCTACCCTAGCCATAAGCTGTTCTATGTTAAGAGCAACTTCTCTAGCTTTTTCTTGAATCTTTTTATCCTGCATGGGTATGTTATGATATCATAATGATAAGAATATGCAACTCTTGTAATTTGCCTCTAAAATTCTTTCGAAAGTTTAAGGCTTGCAAGAACTTAGGTTGCACAGAGTATAATAAAAAACTTAGGAGATATGATGTACGGAAAAAAAATGAAGAAGAAAAAGACAAAAGCCAAGAAGAAGAGTAAAAAGGGCATGTACTAAGATGGGAAAAAAAGGTGGAATTAAAAAAAAGCGCAACATTTTTACTAGCGATATACTGCTTAAAGAATGGGCTATGGATTTATCTGATGCTTGTGGCAGCAGATTAGTAAATAAAAAACTTAATCTTAGCAAAGTAGATGCTTTGATAGAATCGTTTGTAGATGACTATAATGAAAACATGCATGCAATGATTCAACTTAAAAATAGTGAGGAAGAGTAATGGCTAAGAAACCAGCAAGAAAACCTATTAATGCGAGTACAAAGAAAACTTTACAGAATAAAGCTAGTAAATCTAAATACACATATGGACAGTTAGCTAGAGTCTACAGACGTGGACAAGGTGCTTATTTGTCATCAGGTTCTAAATCTGCATCTATGCAAGCATGGGCTATGGGTAGAGTAAATAGTTTTATTAAAGGTGGACATCCACAAGACAATGATATAAAGAAGAAAAAAAGTGCCAGCAAGAAAAAAAAGTAAACGTAAAGTACCTTACGAAAAAGGTGTACCTTCTAAGTATTTAAAGAATAAAAAGAACTCTAAATCTGAAGTAGCATCTGAGATTAAAAGAACTGCTAAACTTTATAAGGAAGGTAAACGTATTGACCTTAAAAAAGTACAGAAGTCTAGAGCAGTGAGGAAAAAGAAGTGAAAGTATATACAAAAGCAGGCAAAGAGTACAAAGGCAAACATCACAAAATGCCTAATGGACAAATTCATTCTGGTGCTAAACATAATAAAAACAGTAAACGTTTGTATAAAACAAGACCAAAGAAGAAGAAGTAATGGCTATAGTATATAGAGGCGAAAGATTCTCAGGTTACAATAAACCTAAACGTACACCTAAAGCTAGCAAATCACATGCTGTACTAGCAAAACAAGGTGACAAAGTCAAACTTATTAGATTTGGTCAACAAGGTGTATCTGGTGCAGGTAAAAAAACTGATGCTAAATCTAAAGCTAGAAGAAAGTCTTTTAAAGCAAGACATGCTAAGAACATCAAAAAAGGAAAAATGTCTGCAGCCTACTGGGCTGATAAAGTTAAATGGTAAATGTAGTTTGCATCTCAGAGGGTTGCAACGAAGCATTACCAGAGAACTCTACTAAATATTGTTCTAAGACTTGTTACAAAAGAGAATCACAAAGAGCTTATAGAGCTAAAAAAGATGGTAAAGAGTACGAGTTACCTGTAAAAGAATTAAATCAACCTAAGTCAGCAACAGTACGTAGAGGTAGTTTATATAAAAAGTTTATAGACCAAAGCTATGCTTTAGATGTTGTAAACGAGAATATAACTTCTAAAGAAGCAGCAGAAGCACTTGGTTGTTCTACTGCACAGATTTCTAGAATGTTGGCTGCATATAGAGAAGATATACAAACACAAGTAGAATCATCTAACTGGGAAGTATCAGAAGATGCTCAACAATCCTTACAAGACTTTAAAGAGTTTAGAGATAGATACTTCTTAACAGAACTAGGTGTACAGTTTGAGACAGCAGATTTTCACCATAATTGGATTACATCAATCAACAAAGCATTATCTAAAGGTGGACAACAAATGATACTTAGTCCTCCACGTCATGGTAAAACAGAACTTCTTATACATTTTGTTATTTGGCTTATCTGTAGAAATCCAAACATAAGAATCTTATGGGTAGGTGGTAACGAAGACATATCTAGAAATGCTATATCTTCTGTTATGGACACGCTAGATGCTAACGAAAAACTTATAGAAGATTTCTGTGGACCAGGCGGTACATTTAAACCGTCATCAAGAACTGGTAAATCTTGGTCACAAAATGGATTTACTGTAGCTACTAGAACAGTATCAGGTATAAAGTCACCAACAATGGTTGGTATTGGACGTGGTGGTAAAATTCTATCACGAGACTGTGACATTATTATTGCTGATGACATTGAAGATTTCTCATCTACAATGCAACCTGCTTCAAGAAGAAACACTAAAAACTGGTGGACTACCACATTAGGTTCTAGAAAAGAGGAACATACAGCAATGGTGGTAATTGGCTCAAGACAACACCCTGATGATTTATATTCTGCTTTATTAGAAAACGAAGCGTGGGAGACAATAGTAGAAGAAGCACATGATTCAATGTGTACTACAGCAGAGTTTGAAGAAAAAGACCATACAGAATGTATGCTATGGGGTGATAAACGTACGTTTAAATGGCTTATGGATAGAAAACGTGATGCACAAACAACAGGTGGCTTAGCAAGATTTGAAATGGTATATCTAAATAAAGCACAGGCACAAGGCTTATCTTTATTTAATCCTGAAGTAATAAAATTATGTTATGACCCGAATTGGGATATAGGACAGATACCAGATGGTGCATACCTAGTTGCAGGATTAGACCCTGCTGCTACAGGTTATCAAGCTGGTTTTCTCTGGGCTGTTGAAGCTACTAACTCAGAAATTAAGTTAACAATGGTAGATATGGAGAATCATCAAGGTGGTGGTTTAGAAGAAGCTAGAGCCTTAATAAAAAAATGGTTTGAACAATACAACTGTTATCACTGGGTTATAGAAGAAAATGGTTTCCAAAAAGCTATTAGGCAAGATGAAAAGACTAGAGAGTACGCAAACCTACACGGTATAAAGTTAGAAGGACACGAAACACATAAGAATAAATGGGATGAAAGATTTGGTGTTACAGCACTAGCTCCTATGTTTCAAGAAAAGAATATTAAACTACCTTTTTCTAGTATTGACGCTCAAACTAAGAGTATTACCTATACCAAACAATTAAGTTATTTTGCTTCAAAAGGCAATAAAAACTCGTATAAAAGTGATATAGTTATGGCAAGTTGGTTTCCCATGAAAGTAATCAGGAACTTGCAGAAGTTAACCTACGCGGAAATAGGTTTAGACTACACTCCTAGTTATGAAGGATATAGTATGCTAGACTTAAACGATATACCATGGAGTTAAATTGACACCAGACCAGATTATAGACAGAGCTACGTTCTTAAAGAAGTCACACGATAATGCTTTAATTGATAGAGCGAGATTCCGTGCAATACTTAATGGTGGTGAAGATGGTATACGACAATTACTAGGTCCAGGAATGGATTCGTTAGACTCCGCAACGTTACCAGCTCCTAACTTAATGTTATCTGCATTAGATAGACTTGCACAAAAAATAGGTAAAGTGCCGTCATTAGATGTTTCTATTACCAATGCTAGAGATTCTCAAAGAAACAAAATCAAAAAAGATAAGTTAGAGAGAATTATTACATCTTACGATAAGATGCAAGGATTAAAAATGCAATTACCACAAGTAGCTAGATGGCTACCTGGTTATGGATTTGCAGTATGGGTTATCACTACTAAAACAGATGGTGAAGGAAATATCTATCCATATGCAGAACTTAGAAATCCTTACGATTGTTTCCCTGGATATATGGGTAATAACCAATCTCCAGACGAACTAGCCATAGTACAGAAAGTACCTATCAAGCAGTTGTTACAAATGTACCCAGAACTTAAAGCATGGTTTGAATCACAAAATGAAGAAGTAAGAGATTCGTACCTTAACATGGGTTCTGATACCTCTTGGGAAAACAATGCTGAAACAGGAGACGTCTCCCTCTCTCCTTTC